AATATTAAAGCTAATGGTACATTACAAGCAACAGGTGATGTTGATTTTAATGGTGGTTCTTTTTCTTTTAACTCAGGGTTAGCTGATAAAGATGCTGTCTTTGCTGGTGATACCCAAGCCAACTTATTATATACTGATGCAAGCACAGACCGTGTAGGGATAAATACTAACTCACCAACAACACAATTAGACGTTGCAGGAACTTTTAGAGCTACAGGAGCTGCTACTTTATCATCTACTTTAGGTGTTACAGGATTACTTACTGCATCTACATTAACAGCTACAGGAGATGTAGAAATAGATGGTGGTAATTTTACTTTTAATGAAACAGGTGCTTTGTTAAATGCTAGATTTGAAGGAGATAATGACCCTAATCTTTTAGTTACTTATGGAAGTACTGATCGTATAGGAATAGGAGTAAACGTACCAACCAATGCTAAACTAGAAATTAATCAAAACGATGCATCAGAGGCTATTTCATGTTTAAGTTTGGACCAAGATAAAGTTGATCAAAACTTTATTTATTTTGATGGAACAGAAGCTGCTGATAGTACGAGAAGTATATCTACCTCTACCGCGGAAGCTGCAGCAAAAGGAGGAGCTATTATGATTAATGTTAATGGTGACGTTAAGTGGCTTAGATTTTACGATTCAGCTGTATAGGAGTTTAAATGCCACTCGTTAAAATGCCTTTTCAACCAGGAGTAGATAAACAAGATACTGAGTATGGTGCAGAAGGTAAATGGTTTGATTCGGATAACATGCGTTTTCGGTATGGACTTCCGGAGAAAATAGGTGGTTGGATTAAGGTTACAACAGACGCACTTGTAGGAGCTGCAAGGGGAATTCTTACTTGGTTTGATAATGATGGTGATCAATATACTATCATAGGAACTAATAAAAAAGTATATGTCTATGCTGATGGTGCATGGAATGACATTACGCCAATAAGATCAGCGACTAATGCTATAACTGCCGTCACTACTAATACAACGACAGGTACAGAATCTAATGTAACTATTACTAACGCAGCACACGGTGCTATTACAGGTGATTTTGTTACTATCACTGGTACACCTGGAACTGTAAATGGTATAACCCAAGCACAATTATTAGGTGAGTTTGAAATTATAGAAGTTCTTTCTACATCACAATATATTATTACCACGACAGGTACAGCTTCTTCCGCTAGTACTGTAACTGTAACTGGGACAAATGCTTCTTACGAAATTAATACTAAACCTGCTGTGTCCGTAGCTGGGTATGGATGGGGCACAGGCACATGGGGATTATCTACATGGGGCACATCACGTGCAGGTATTACAGGTGCTGATGCAGTTCAATTAGATTCAGGTAAGTGGTCTTTTGATAACTGGGGAGAAGATGTTTTATGTCAACAATTTAATGGTGGACTTTATTACTGGGATACATCGGGTGGTGTAAGTGTTCCAGCAGTAAAATCCACAGTTACTAACGCACCTACACGAAGTAGATTTGTTTTAGTTTCTGGTACAGATCGTTTTGTTATATGTTTTGGTACTGAAGAAACAATTGCTACTTCTTCTAGTCAAGATGATATGTTTATTAGATGGAGTTCACAAGATAATCCTAACGTATGGGTTCCTACATCTACAAATACTGCTGGATTTCAAAGACTTACAGACGGAAGTAGATTGGTAAGTGCAGCACGTTCACGTGGTGCCGTTTTAATATGGTCGGATACAGCTTTATATCAAATGCAATTAATTGGTGCTCCTTTAGTTTTTGGTTTTACTCAACTAGGTGCTAAATGTGGATCAGCTGGATTACACGCAGCGATAGATGTTAATGGAACTGCTTATTGGATGGGTCGTGATTCTTTCTTTGGGTTTGATGGTAAGGTTAGTAAAATTCCTTGCTCAGTAGAAGATTATGTATTTGGTGATATTGATGAAGCATCCCAAAAAGATACTTTTGCTGCAGCTAACAGTGAATTTAATGAAGTTACTTGGTTTTATTGTTCTAGTGGATCTTCCCAAATAGATAGATGTGTTACTTACAATTATGAAGAAAAAGTTTGGAGCGTTGGAACACTAGACCGTACGTCATGGGCAGATAAAGGTGTATATGATTTTCCTTACGCGACAAGTTATGAAGCTTCAAACACATCATCTACTATTACAACTATTAATGGATTAACTGCCGGAAGAACTTTTATGTATGCGCAGGAAAATGGCGTTAATGCTGATGGTGCTGCTATGACTTCTTATGTAGAATCAGGAAGCTTTGTCATACCACAAGCAGGAGAAAACTTAATGTCTATTAGACGTTTTATACCTGACTTTAAAAACTTAGCAGGTACAGTAGATGTATCTTTAAAGTTTAGATTGTATCCAACATCAGAACAAATTACTAATGGGCCACATGAGGTGGCAACTACTACTGAATTTGTAGACACACGTGCACGTGGCAGGCAAGCTGCTGTACGTATTGAAAGTAGTACATTAGATTCAACATGGCGTTACGGCACTTACCGTGCTGACGTACATCCAGACGGAAGAAGATAATGGCACAAATAAATATTCCACGTTTGCCTCAAGCTCAGGCTAATTATGATGAAAGACAACTTAACCAAATGATTCAATCATTGGATCAATTAATAACATTGCTTAACAGTACTTACACACCGGAAACGTTGCGTAATGATGATGAAGCGTTTGCGTGGTTCAGTGGGTAACGTATATACAAACGCTAAAAAGGATTTAGCTACAAATACTGACCCTGTTGTATTGTATACAGCACCAGATAAGGTACAAGCTATAATTAAATCTATTCGAGTTAGTGATGACTCAGGTTCTGGTAGTACTATTACAGCTACTATTACGGATGTAGGTACAAATGTGTTTAGTTTGGCGTATAATGTGGCTGTAGCAGCCAATACACCAGTTGAATTATTGACCGAACCTCTTATTGCACAGCAAGGAGAGATAATTACTGTAACACCAGGGCATGCAGATAGGCTACATGTGGTACTTTCAGTGCTTGAAATAACAAATAATACTTGATATAAGGAGTAAATATGCCTATAAAAGATGATAGTGTAATAGAATATGTAGAGATCAACGGGGAACAAGTTCCTAAGGTTGTGGTCCCTGCAGAAATAACTATTACCAATACGATAACAGGTAAAGAATACGGTTCAGCTAAAGAAGCTGATGATGACGTAGCTAATCCTGCAACCGACACGAAAGCAGAACACATCAGACAGGATGTAAGAGTTAGTGTCGCTATCCACAAAATATTAGAGGGAGTTGTAGGAGAAGTTTAATGCCAGGTTACGATCATTTATTTAACAACACAGGTCCAACAGGACAAGACGAAATCATGCCACCTAATTATGCTGGTCCAACTAATTATAATAGTGCGGGAGCTTTTGGGGGACAAGAGAGTGATAATAATCAAGGAAATCCATACAGGTTATCTAGTAATAGACAACCAGGTGTAGATATAGGTAATGATATGTATTCTCCTTCACAAGAAGGTGGAGTAATGAGAGGCTTTAAAAATTATTTAGATGAAAATAGAAGTGATAAATTAGAAGATTATATGAATCGTGGACTTCTTCCACGTGGTAATGGTATTGAAACACTAGAAGCAAATGTAGATCCATCAGACTGGAGAGTTATTCAACAAATTATGGGAGCAGGTGGTAACCCTAATGACTATATTGAAACAGCAGGTTTAGGTTCAGATATTTATAATTATTTAGATGACATGTTAGATTTTGAAGGCATGAAAGATCAGATACCTTATATGTTAGACAACTTAATACCTTTTTATGAACCACCAGAAGGATATTATGATGAAGATTACGAAGAAAATAAAGAGATGGCAGAACTAGGTTTACCACAATCAATGGACTGGCAAAATGAAAAATTATCTTTAGATCAATTACTAAACTTAGGTGCCAGTGAAAATCAAATAGCACAATATTTAGGAGTAGTATAATGGGTTGGTTAGATAAAAAATTTAAAAACGTAGTAAGTGGTGCTAAAGATTTTTTAGGTAGCCCAGCAGGAATTGCAACCTTAGCAATTGCTTCACCGTGGCTAATGAGTTCAATGGCTGGAGCAGGATCAGGAACTGGAACTGGATTTTTATCAAAGTTGTTAGCAAATAATAAAG